AGCATCCTCCACCAATAGTTGCAGAGATTGCCGTTGCACAATTATAAGCTCCTCCACCAATAGTTGAGGAGTTTCCTATTGCATAATTTTTAGTTCCTCCACCAACAAAACTATTACATCCACTAGCAATATTTTTTGTACCACCAACTACTGCAGATCCGCTAGCATAACCAGTATTTAGAATTCCTCCAACAATAACTGATGCATCGCCAAATATAATATTACAAAGCCCTCCACCAAGATTTGAATAATTTCCTAATTGAGTATTACGTCTTCCTCCGACTACATTTGAATAGGATCCTAATGCACAATTACAAGTTCCACCACCAATAAAAGCTGAATTATTTGAAATACAATTTCTATAACCACCACCTATGGTACCATATCCAAATCCTCCAGTAATACAATTTTTAGTTCCTCCACCTATAAAAAGACCATATGGAGTTGTGCCACTTATAACATTACCACATCCTCCTACAATTACATTATAGCAAGTATTTGCACTATTAATACCACTTATAAAATTAGATGATCCACCTAAAATAGCTGATAGAGTATTAAAAACTCTATTACTTGATCCACCAGCAATAACACCTTGATTATGTCCAATAGCATTATTTGAGCCACCCCCAATAAATGAACTAATTCTACTACCAATATTATTTACAATACAATTAAGTTGTCCACCAGCGATTGTATTAATACTACCTTCAATATAATTTCTATTTCCTCCACCAATAACACTTTGATTACATGCCGTGCCACTGCCTATAGAATTTTTAGTTCCTCCACCAATATAATTAAAATTTCCAGTAATAAAATTACCACTTCCGCCACCAATACCATTGTAAGTGCCAAATACAAGACTTTCTAATCCGAAAATTCCAGAAGTTGCATTAACTCTAATTGATGTTATTCCAGAAGCACTAATTTCTGCTACTTGTTTATCGCTTGTTGTATTATCGACATGGAATTTAATAACTTTACCAGTTGTTTGAGTTCCAATTGTTAAATTTCCACCATGAATATAAAGATATCCATCACCACTTGTACCAATATTATAATCGGCTTGGTTATATCCACTATTATTAATTCCAAGATCAAGATAATTTGTTGAATCACTTCCTGCATTACTTGTGATAACAAGATCTGATGATGCTGCTGTGCCGCTTGCTTTATTTTGAATATTTAATTGAATATAAGTATTACCACTACCAACAATAGAAAATGGATTAGATGTTAATGGAATATAGGTCGCACTATTCGTCGCTACTATAACATTTCCATCTGTGATTGTTACGTTTGTTCCAGATAATGAAAGATCATTAACGCTATTTAAATTAATTGCATTAAAAATTCCTGTTCCAGAAATAATTACGTTATTAGCAAAAGTTTTAATGCCAGAAATAGTTTGATTTCCAGTTAAATAAACTACGTCGCCAGTTATAGTTCCACCACCACCTCCACCACCACCAGCCACTTCACCACTTAAAAGAATTCCTGTTCCATTTACTGTAGGTCTAGGTCCAAGAATATTAAGCTGTACGCCACTTAAATTTATTTGACTAAGGTTATTTATGTTTAATCCAGTACCACCATTATATGTAATGGCATATTGATTAGAATTAATTACATTTTGTACAACTCCACTGAGTTCTGATTGGTTAATCTGTTTGACTCTAATGAAATTGTCTGCCATACCTTATTCCTTTAAGCTATTGTCTTTACTGTGATAAAGTATACTAGCTATATAAGTATCTACACCATGTTCTGCTGCAATTGTTTGAATATCTGAAATTTTATCAAGATTTTTATCTTTAGGATTCTTTACGTATTCATCTACTACAGTATCCCAAGCTTCTGGATTTTCATTTGAAGCAATAACTTTAACTATTTCAAATGCAACTTCTTTTTGTTGCTTAGATAGTTTGCGAAGAGAATGTTTTTCTCTTAAGGATGCTTCTACTTTTTCTTGCAACTTTGAAGCAAGCACGAAATTATCTTTAATTTTTTCTATACTAAATAGTGAAGCTTTAGATTGTTTGCCTTGACCTTTCGGATTAATATTTTTTGTGCTTTGAGGAATTCCAGTTGATCCAGATGGTCTACCGGGTTCTGATCCCATTTTAGCTCCACCGATAAGTGGTTGATAAAGACCTTGATCTTTTAATTCTCTAAATTTTTCTTGTGAAGTAATTGATTCTTCATTTTCTGGTAGTTTGCCAGATTCAATCGCAGCAATTCCTTCTTCTGGTGTCAAGATTCCAAGTTCCATTAGTCTTGTATAAATTCTAGAATATTGAACGTCATCTTTAAGATCAATATCTTCAAAGAATGGAGTTGGATAATTTTTAAAACCAAGATCTCTGCTAATTCTTCTGATTTCTGGATATAAGAAATTATTCAAGAAAGCTTCTCTAGCTTGTTTTAATCTTTCAATAAATACTTGTACCTTCATGCTTCCATTAGCGAACTTATCATTTCCAATTAGAATATTATTTAAACCAACTAAAATATCTCTATCAACAACTTCATATTTTTCTGGTCCCATTAAATTACCAATATCTGGAATTACAAATTGCGCTTTAGTTGTATAGTCTGCAATTAGAACGCGACCAATACTTTGATTAGTAAATAGTCCTTGCATTGCTTCGAGATTCTTTTGATTAACTCCACCTTTATCTGGATCTGTTCCCATTGTTACTAACAAAACAATTTGTTGTAACGAGCGAGCAACAGCCATATCCATCTTTTTCATTTCTGCTTTCCAGTTAATATCTTCGAGAACTGGGAATCCCATTGGAACTGCAAATGGCTCGTAATCTTGCTTCTTATAAAATACAGCGCAAAGTCTGTCGCGATCTAATGGTAAAGTTAAAATACCAACTCTAGTTTTTGTAATAAGCTTTTGCGTTTCTAGTGGCAGACTTTCTAGTACTTCTTTATCTTCTGGAGTCTTTGGAGCTTTTAATCTTTCCAATTCGTAATCTGTTAAGATTTTATAATATCTTCCAACTGAGAAATTAATTGTTCCACCAATTTGAACATCGGCAGGATTAATAATATTATATCTTGCTGGCAACATAACATCGGCAGCTTTAGCAGATAATCCGAAAGTTTGAGTAATTTTATTAACATCTTCTGGTTTAATTTTTGTATCAAAACGATAAATAAATACATTGCCACTTCGATAATATTCACGGAAAAATTGGTCAAGCAAATCAAATATATTTATTTTCTTTAACCATGCGCTAAAGAAGTCTCTGCTCTTTTGACTTCCGCCCTTAAAGTAAATATTACTGCAAGAAAATTCTGTCATCAAATCAATAGTATTTCTGAATACTGCAAAGTTATAATAGCATTTTTGGCAAAGAATGACCGCATCACGGACATTCATGTTAGAACTATTGGATATACCAGTTGAATATCTAAAAGGAATTAAACCATTATCAATATTTTTGTATCTATCTGTTCTGATAATATCAGCTGATGCGTTTCTTCTAGTTTGAGTATGAGAGGCATCCATTGAATCAGAGCCATAAGCGGCCGCTTTAGTCTCATAAGTAGAGGCATCTGACACCATTAGCGGTTGGATTTCTTCACTTTTTACGATTTTTTCTTCTTTTTTAGATTTTTTAGCCATTTTTATTCCTAAATATTACACATTATCTGATCATAATAGGCGAAAAAGTAGCTTCTGCCTGTACGATTTGAACGGTCATCATATCATTATAGCATTTTATAGCCCAATTTGCTAACATAAATGCTGAATAATTGTCTTTTCTGGCTTTATTTGCTGATGCGCTTCTTTTTAAATGTTGGGGTAAATCAAAACTTTGAGTACCACGGCTAGTAGCTGAATGTTCAATTAATACGCATTGTTTTTTTGTCTGATATATAAAGTCGTCTTGATTTTCAATAAAGTCTAAAACTGTCCAATCCTTCTTATCATCTACTTTCATTAAATCGAATGGTATATTTAAACCTACTGTTTGATTAAATGAGGCTTCATCTGATGCTGTTCTACTTGCGAACCATACTCTTTTATAATCAATACAAGCTTGTAGATATTCATTTGCTTTACGAATAAATGTGCTTGTGAATACTTGATTAAATGCTATTCTTTTATCATCTAAATTATATCTATTTTTAGCATTTTTAATCATTAAATCATAATCTACGCCTTCTAAGTCTGAATCTATATCTAATGTTTTAATTTCTAATTTGTTATCTTTGAATAAAGTAGATTGATTGCATGCAGATAAGAATGTATCCGCGCCTGCATTATCAAGAATCATAAATACAATATTAAAATTAGTTAAAATATAATAAAGATAATTAACATGATTTTTTAAATTACCAAGACCTGCATAAGTGTGAACTAAAATGCCCTGTTTCTTCTCTTCATCTAATTCCATAACTGCCATAGCAAAATAATCTGCATTAGGACTATCACTCATATTAGGATCAATTCCTAAAATATATTTTTTCTTAGGATCGCCCTTCATTAAAGTATGAGGTGCTTCTCCAGTTTTTAATGTACATTCTTCCATCTTCTTTGCATTAAAATAACTATCACTACCATCTGTGAATTGCGCGCAATATTCTCGTAAGAATCCACTAT